CGCTCGTGTTCAACGTCGCTCGGCGGATGCTCGAGCTCGGGGAGCTCGGAGGTCCCCCCCGAAGCGGGCTGCCCTTCACGATCTACCCGACCAACCGGCGGATCGTGTACCCGAAGCTCGGCAGCTTCTATCGGGTCATCGCCGCCGACGCGCTTGGGAACCTAGGCCAGGACCCTCACGGGATAGTCTTCGACGAGATCATCGCCCAGCCCAACGGTGAGCTCTGGGACGCGCTGAAGACCGGATTCGGGGCTCGCCGACAGCCGCTCATGGTGGCCGCCACCACGGCCGGCGACGATCCCTCGAGCTTCGCCTACGACGAGCACCTGTTCTCCGAGCGGGTCCTCGGGGAGCCGTCGCTCGACCCCCGGCGCTTCGTCTACATCCGGACCGTGCCGAAGGATCTGGACTGGCGCGACGAGCGTTACTGGCGTAAGGCGAACCCGGCGCTCGGGGATTTCCTCCGCCCCCAGGTGCTCCGCGACGAGCTCACCTCGGCTCAGAACAACCCCCGAGAGGAACGGCGGTTCCGCCAGTTCCGCCTCAACCAGTGGCAGAGCGGCGGGCAAGTCGAGGCCATCCCTTATGACCTGTGGGTCCAGACGGGCGGCATGGTTGTTCCCGACAAGCTGAAGGGCAAGCCTGCCTGGGGGGGACTGGTCGCCTCGACGGTGACCGACCTGACCGCCATCTCGTGGATCTTCAAGGCCCCCGAGGGCGAAGCCGACTGGTGGGTGCTCTGGCAGCACTTCCTCCCCGAGGTCTACCTCCCAGCCCTCGATGAGCGGACCAACAGCAAGGCGAGCATCTGGGCCAAGGAAGGCCGGCTCACGATCACCGAGGGCGACGTGATCGACGTGGGCGCTCACACCGGGGCGCTGCTCGAGGGCATGAAGCGCTACGACGTGCGGGAGTTGGCCTACGACCCCAATGGGACCATCGGGATAGTCCAGCCGATCATCGAGGCGAACGCCTGCGAGGTCGTGCCTATCTACGCCTCGACCCCCGGTGCGGCTCTGGTGGACCTGGAGCGCCTGGTGCGCGCAGCGAAGATCCACCACGGGGCCGACCCGATAGCTACCTGGCAGGTCGGTAACCTCATGGCGAAGGAGTCCTCGGGGGGTGTGCTGAAGATCGACCGCAAGGGCTCCCACGACAACGTGTCCGGTATCGCGGCGGCCGAGCTTGCACTTCGGAGGGCGCTGCTTGCCACCGAACCCCGGGAGTCGGCGTATGAGACGGAAGGACTGATGACTGTCTAGTTGTTCGGCAAGGGCGACAAGTCCTGGCTCCGCCGGCTAGCGGGGCGCTTCGAGGCTCACGAGATCGGCTACACGCCGTCCGTGAGCGGCTCGGACGAGCTGATGCAGCTCCTCGGGGAGACATCCCTGACCGACCTAGGCGAGCTGTACCGGACTCAGTGGGCTGTTCGGACCTCCGCCAACTTCCTGGCGTTGAACGTGGCTCACGTCAATCTCAAGACCTACCGCCGGATCCACGAGAGCGAGCGGGAAGAGGTACCGCACCACCCCCAAGCCCTCGTCCTTCAGCAGCCTAATCCCCAGACGACCCGGTTCATGCTCGTCCGCGACACCGTGTCTGACCTCGTCATCTACGACGCGGCGTTCTGGCTGAAGGTTCCCCGGCGTAATCCCAAGCGGCTCCATCGCCTTCCTCCCGGTTACATAGAGCCGACTGGCGGCGACATGTTGAGTGGTCCTGCGTTCTATACCTTCCACACGGTGAACGGTCCAAAGCACTTTGAGCCGGAGGAGATAGTTCACTTCCACGGGTACTCGCCTACCGATACTCGCGTCGGCTCGCCTGTGCTGGACGCGCTCCGCTCCGTTCTCCGCGAGGAGATAGAGGCATCGCGTCACCGCCAGAAGTTCTGGTCGCGCCGCGCTCGCATCGATGGCGTCATCACCCGGCCTGCGGACGCGCCGAACTGGGACAAGAAGGGCCGCGAGCGCTTCCGCGAGGGCTGGCGACGGTTCACTCGGGGCGGTGATCGTGAGGAGGAGACCCCCGTCCTTGAGGACGGCATGGACTTCCGGCCTATTGCATTCTCTCCGAAAGACGCCGAGTTTCAGGCTGGCCGGGAGTGGGTGCTCGAGGTCGTCGCTACCGCGTTCCAGATTCCGCTTGCGCTCCTGTCCCGCAAGAACACGGCTACCTTCGCCTCAATGAAGGAGTTCCACAAGGTGCTGTATGTGGACGTGCTCGGGTCGTGGAACGCGATGATTGAGGGCGGCATCGCGCTTCAGCTCACGCCGTCCTTCGACGAGTCAAAGGACATCTACTCTGAGTTCAACATCGAGGAGAAGCTACAGGGCGACTTCGAGACGCAGGCCGATGCGCTGAAGTCGGCCGTCCAGGTCCCCTGGATGTCGGTGAACGACGCAAGGGCGCTTCGGAACAAGCCGCCCGTGGGCGACCCGCTCGACCCTGAGAACCCGTACAACTGGCCGGCGATTCCTCCGGGTTACGTCATGGGACCGCCCTCCGGAGCGCAATCGCCGTCGGGTCCACGTCTTTCGGATGAGGAGCTTCAACGGATGTTGGAGGAACCATGAGCGAGGAGATCTTCGAAGCGCCGGCTGTAGAGGAGTTCAAGGCCCTGATGCGCGACCCTGCGGCGCGTCAGGCGTTCGTGCGCCTTCGGGCCGACGGACGCAGGGCGGGTGTGAGGACACGCTATCAGCACATCCTGAAGCTCGTCTCGACCACTCCCTGGGTGATCCGGGAGGAGGTCCTCGGCGTCATCGTGGACTTGCTCGTACTGCGGGCCGAGGGCGGTCGCTACGACGCTGAGGAAATCTCCGAGCGGATAGAGGCGCGCACTCGGCGCGAGAAGCCGACAGGTCCCCCCGGGGTCGCGGTGGTTCCGCTACACGGAGTCCTCATCCCCAAGGCGCAGATGCTCGACGACATCTCCGGTGGTTCCTCCATCCAATCGTTCCGTCAGTCTTTCCGCGAGGCGCTGGCCGATGAGGACGTGCGCTCCATCGTCCTCGACGTGGACTCCCCCGGAGGGATGGTAGACGGTGTGCCGGAGATGGCCTCGGAGATACGGGCCGCTCGCGGGACTAAGCCGATACTGGCCGTCGCCAACACCGAGGCTGCGTCGGGCGCGTATTGGCTCGCCTCCCAGGCGGATCAGGTCATCGCTACTAAGTCCGGGCGCGTCGGTTCCATCGGCGTGTTCACTCCCCATGAGGACATCTCGGCCCGACAGGAGCAGGATGGAGTCCGAACGACGCTGGTCTCGGCTGGCAAGTTCAAGACGGAGGGCAACCCCTTCGAGAAGCTGTCTGACGAAGGACGAGCGCACCTTCAGTCGATGGTGAACGACTACTACAACATGTTCGTGACCGATGTCGCCAACGGCCGCAAGGTTCCGGTGGACCAGGTTCGTAGCGGCTACGGGGAGGGTAGGGTCTTCACGGCGCGTCAGGCGCTCGAGGTGGGGATGGTAGACCGAGTCGGAACACTGGAGGCGGTCGTGAGCGAGCTAGCGAACACCCAGGCCAAGGAGATGGCGATGGTGCGTCGCCAGGCGCTATCGCGGGGAGGCGTGATAGCTCCCCTCACGCGGATTACGACGCTGTCGAACCCGAATACCGACAATGCGACCATGCCTGTCTTTCAGGCAGCGCCTGAACCCGTCACCGAAGAGGCCATGCGTTCTCACCTGACCGCCGATCCCCCCGAAGGCCACGGGATGCCGCAGGACGAAGCTGCGGACATGCCGATGGCAGAGATGCGGCAGATGCACCGCCAGAAGCACGAGGACGGAGCCGACCACGATCACGAAGATATGGAAGAGATGATGGGTGAGGACTTCTTCCAGAAGAACCTCGCGGCTGTTCAAGAGGAAGTCGCCAAGGCCCAAACGGAGCCCGACGCCATGTTCCAGACAGAGGCCGAGTTCGAGGCGGCCGTGGATAACTCGCCGTGGGATGGGGGCAGGGCGATGGGAGAGGCCAGCAGCGCCGACAACCCGGCCAGCGCGTTCCGATCTATCTGTGCTGGTGAGCGAGACGTCGGGGAGCCGAGTGAGCGCCAGCACTGGGCGCTTCCTCACCACTACCTGGCGCGGGTTCCCTCCCCGAATGCCGGTGGGGTGCGAAACGCGCTCCAGCGGCTTCCGCAGACCCAGGGCCTCACGAACCGCGACGCCGCGCAACGCCACCTTGATGCGCACATGCGTGAGATCAACCCGGAAAGTGAGGCGTTCGACGACATCGGGCAGGAGATAGCGGAGCTCCGCTTGCCTCCCGTTGCCAGAGATCCGCTAGCCAAGTAGCGGCGCTCGGATAGCGCCAGCGAGTTAATCCCGAAGGCCGGTCGTCCGACCGGTCTTCTTCATGTCCAAGAGGAGGTAGACGTGGCAGACGACGATGTCCTGAAGTGGTGGGAGACCGAGAAGCAGGCCCACCTCGATGCGGCAGAGGAGATCAAGGAGAAGGCCAAGGCCGAGTTCCGTGGTCTCCACGATGAGGAGAAGGACCAGATTAAGCACCACCTCACGGAGGCGGGTGCCTTCCAGAAGAAGATCCAGGACCGCCTTGACAACGAGGCGCTGGACAACTCGATCAAGCAGCTCGGGAAGCAGCTCGTGGTCCGCAACGAGGAGGAGGTTGTGGACTCGCGGACGGCTCGGAACTGGGCCGATGCATGGGTTGCATCTGACGTCTTCAAGGCGCTCAAGGCTGGCGGAATCCCGTCGGGCAGGTTTGACAGCCCGTTCGTGATCTTCCGCGCAGCCGTCGGGGATCCGTTGCTGCCCCAGACGGGGAGCAACGACGACGCGCTGGCCGAGACCTTCTTCCCGAGGCTAGAGACACCTGGGTTGCGCCAGGAGGCGGTCACGCTGGCCGACCTCTTCGAGCAGGTGACGGTGCCGGCGGGAACCGGTCCGACAATCCGTTACCCGGTCCTCACGACCCGTACGCGGGCATCGGGCGAGGTGGTAGCCCCAGGTGACGTCAAGCCCTACGCCGAGTACGCGACCGACGACGCCACGGCCGAGCTCGACAAGCGGGCCGCGTTCGTGGCGGTGGCTGAGGAGTTCCTGGAGGACGCGCCGTTCTTGCGGCCGTTCCTGAACTCCGACTTGCCGTTCATGGTCCGTCAGAACGAGGAGACGGCATTCGCCGTCGATCTCTACACGGCAGTGCTGGAGGGCTCCGCTGCGCCGGACATCACGGGAGGGGTGGGCGTTTGGGACGCCATCCTCGCCGGTGTGACCGACGTACGGATGAACTTCTTCGCCGAGCCGGACGCCCTGTTCATCCATCCGCTGGACTGGGCAGCCGCGTCGGCTGCGAAGGCCGACACGTCGGGGATCTATCTCTCCGGTGGCCCGAATCAGTCGCCGTCCCAGAACCTCTGGGGCTCGCCGGCTCGGGTCGTCGTCTCCCAGTCGGCGGTTCAGGGCTTCCCGATAGTGGGGGCCTTCCGTCAGGGCGGGAAGGTGTACCGCAAGGGTGAGGTGCGTCTGTCCGCGTCGAACAGCCACGACGACTTCTTCCTGAAGAACCTCGTGGCTATTCGGGCAGAGGTGCGTTCGGCTCTGGGTATTACCTACCCGGAGGCGTTCTCGAAGATCGACCTGGCCTCATAAGGGCCTAAGTGGCGGATAGGACCGGTGGAGGGTATGCAACCCCTCTCTCCCCTCCACCGGTCCACCGTCCGGTTCGTCGTTCCCTGGCGGACTGACGGTGGCGAAAGGCAGAAGCTCTGGGCGTTCTGCCGCTCGTGGTGGGAGAAAGGCTGTTCGGACTTCGAGG